CTATTCTTATTTTTGGTTGATAAATTGTAAAAGTTTCTTTACTAAATAATCGTAATATACCATAATCCTGTGTGTTAGATTCTATGTTTTCAGGAAACAACGTTGAGTTTGCGAACTTTAACATCAATCCATCATTTGGAATAGAACCTGACATCCAAACTTTTAACATTGATTTGATATCCATATCGATATCACCTCTTTCATAATTAAAGTTTTGAGATGCGCTGTATTGTGTCCACCAAGTACCACCACTACCATCGTTTATACTAGCCGTAGTAGAACCACTAAAATCGTTTTCTAACCAATTTACTTTAGTATCACCTTCTCTATAATTCCAGTTTACACCCTTTGTAGTGATTGCATCAAATCTAGTACCAATACCCATTTCCCAACTTCCAGATATAGGATTTGCATGAATTGTATATTCTAATGGTATTTCTTCCGTTTGAGATTCTTTTATCAATAATCTAGCATCAGTCATGCCAATTGTACCATTATATAATGATTGAGATAAGAACCCCAACTCAAATTTAAGTAATGCATGTGATACGTCTTTTACGTTTCCATAAAAAACTTTACTTACTTCTAATATTTCGTCTAAGCCTGTATTTTGGTTAGGCTGTTGTAAGTATATCGATGCATCTTTCGATGCTGTTAAAAAATAGTATGCCATTATATTGCCCTCCCTTTTATGTCTGAATTCGGAAACTTAAGTTCAAAAATAGAAGGGTCTAATGATGGATATACCACTTTATTTTTTGTTGCAGTTGCTATGTTGTATGAATTGGGTGAATGTCTACCTCCACATTTATTTGTTATCTGAAGTTTTGGAACAGACCTAACACCATCAACATTTGCTATTAATACTTCTAATTCACTTAAATTAATTGTTTGGTTAAAAGACCAATTATCTATATTAAAATATCTTTGTAACTCTAATATACATCTAGTAACTACTTCTGATTTATTATCATTTCTTTCACAAATTATTTCAAATTCAACCCCAATGTTTATAATAAACCCATCAGAAAAATTAACACCATCGGTTAGTATTTTGTATTCGTTAAGATATGTTTTTAAATTTTCTTTAACTGCTCTATTGACAGGAGTTAATTTTCCAAAATTATCTAAACCTAACATATATAGGTTAATAGCAAATGGATTATTTTTTTCATTTTCATTAGATGTTTTTCCAATTAAAAATTGTGTAATATCTGAAGTAACTGAAGCTCTTGTTGGTTCTTCATTATCCGATTTATTTACAAAATCCATAACTAAATCCGTAAATTCTTGTAGAACATTCGGAGATGCTAAAATAGATGATGGTGAATTGTTATCCAATTTTCCATCGGCAGTTGCATAGCATTTAGAAATTGCACCATATTTTGCAGGCATTGATAATGCTCTAATCTGATAATCTTTTGATGTAACTGCTCTATTTTGTGCGCCAAAATTTCCCAAAGCGTTTTGTCTAATTTCTTCAATTGTTTCAGCACCTCTACCACCAGTTGCTGGTATTTTATTTGTAACTGCTATTGAGTTTTTTAAACTATTGTATGTTCCAATTTGTGCTGCGTTTAAATCAGCATAATCATTATCAAATTCAATAGATGTTATATTTGAAAGTTGTCCGGCCTCAACGTTAGATGAAACCCCCCCACCTGTATAATATTTTACAGTGATTGTTGTATTCGACGGTGATATTCCGTATGATTTTGTCTTTAAAAAATTAGTTGGGTCAAATGAAGCTTCCAATCTACTAATGGAGTTTGGTAGTCCTAATCCAACATTTTTAAGATTTGGAATTAAGTTTTCTTCTTCTGTGTTTGGATTTCCTGCACCAAATTGGATAGTTGTTGTAAAATCCGAATTAACTTTTGCAACAAATCGTCTAGGTGTTTTTAATGTTTTTATAATATAAGGAACAGTATCTTTAAATTGAACAAGGTCTGGGTCATTTAAAGAAGTATTTGGGTAATCTAAAAATACCATTTCTTGTGCTAAGTAAGGAACTTCATAATATTTGTTTCCATTGGAATCTCTTACATCGTATATTTCAATTACATTAGTATTTTCTAAAACTATATTTGCAAATGGTTCGTATGAACCGAATTCAAAAGTATCTTCTTCTGGAATTGCTGAAATCGCTTGTACATATTTTTTAATAAGATACAATGTGGGGTCTCCCGTATTTGCATCTCTTTGGTATATTGTAATTTCTCTATTATTAGAATCACTAAAATCTATTACATCGGTAGTTATAAATTTAATAGAATCGTTTTTAGATTCAACTACCATACCTTGCTTTATTCGTAATAAATACTTACTATCAATAGTATTTGCTAACCCACTACCAATTGATGGAGCTACTTGATATATCTCTAATGTTGTTGTAGCAGGTGATGTTACTTTTGGTTTATATCCTAAAAATTGAGCTAATGCTATTACATTTTCTTGGTCTTCCGCTGTTGTTATTAATGATTCTTTAAAAGTATCATCTACATAATAAGAAAGAACATCACCTACATAAGATGCCATTTCAATAAACATCATACCAGGAGATGCCTCTGTAAAATCCGTATTTGTTTTAGGAAAATACGTTTTTGCAAATTCTACTAAATTATCTTTAAATGCAGAAAAATCTTTATTAAGATATTTTATATCTTTTCCGCTGTATGTTTTATTACTGGGTGTTGAATTCATATTATGGTGCTGTTTGTTGAACGTTGATTGATACTACTCCAGAATTACCAGTATTTCTACTTCTAAACTTCAATGATATATTCACTAAATTTTTATCTCTGTTTTCATTACTCATATCAACAGTTATTTCATCGATATTAACATTTGGTATATATCTTTCAACAGAGTTTGTTATTATTTCTTGAACCCTGTCTTCAAAATCATCTGTTATTTGTTCGAACAATAAAGTTTCTACCCCTGTCCCAAATAATGGATTCATTACTCTTTCACCTCTTTTTGTTAATAATAAATTTTTTATATTAGATTTAAGTTGTTCTATTTCAGTATAATTTTGCTTAAACGCAACATTAGTTATCTGAATTGGCAAGGCTAATCCAACTGCATAATCATCATATTCTTTAGATTCTATTATTGGTTTTCTACCTAATATAATTGCCATTACTTCTTAAATCTTTTTACAAGTTCCGAATAATCTCTATTCAAAGCTTTATCTATTTCAGCTACTCCAGTGTTTACTCCCAATCCAGTTGGTTGAGGTCCTTTAGCCATTTCACCATAACCCATTTTTTCAGCTATCGCAGTTTTACCTACAATCGAACCCATATCACCTTGTCCAAAGTTCATTGTTCTAAACCCACCATCTCCTTGCGGAATACCACCTTTTGTTTCATTGAGGATTTGATTAATCATTGGATTTTTGCTGTATTGCTTTGTTGGTACTATTTTTTGTTCAATTGATTCTACAATCGTATCATCTTCCATCATAGCTTTAGCCATTGATAATCCAGTAGTTTTTGGTTTAGCAGGTTGTTTACCCTCTGCTATTAGTTTTTTCATTTCAGCCCTTACAGTTTCCTTAATTAATGCAGGCAATTGCTCTTTAAGCTCCTCTTTAATAAGAATCTGAATAGCTTTTAATAGTTTGTCCGTATTCATACTTTATTATTTGTTATGTTTATAAATATTTGAATTGTTATTTTTGAAAATTATGTACTAAATAGGGTTGCTTCCTCTTTTCTTCGTCTAACTAAACCTGGATATAATTGGCCGGTTTTTGCACCTCTGGTTGGTCCATTTAATAATCCATTAGCAGCTCCTGCGTAATCTTTGTTTCTTACCGATGCAGCTATACCTCCTCTTAAACTACCACAATTATAAACAAAACTTAAAAGAGCTGCTTTTTGTTTATTATTTAATGCGTTAAAATCTTCTTCAGATATTTTATTATCACCACTTCCCACTAATCTAGCTTTAAATGTTATAGAAACTTCATATTGTAATACCTTTAACGCATCTTCTACAGTTGTAGTATCTCCATATTTAACAGTTCTTATTTGTCCAGTTGAAGGGTCTAATATTTTACTAGTACCAAATCCAAGTCTTGGGTCACCCTCATCATTTACTGCATTTTTTGAAAACCCTTCATTTTTTCCTATAAACTTTGCAGATAATGTAATCCAATCGGCACTTAAATCTAAAGCACCAAAATCTACATTAATAATACCACCACCTCCACCAGAAGAAAAACCACCACCTCCACCACCTGCTCTAAATCCTTGTACAAATGGTTTACCTTGATTCCATTTAAATCCCGTAACAGTTTCTCCAGAATCGATACCGCCTACATCGGATTGGTCTAAAAATGCAGCAATTTCCGCATCTATATCTTGTTCTGTAATTCCATTTTGAATAGTTTCTTGCTCTGTTGGTTTTACTGATTCTTGTGCATCTACATCTTCTTTCGGTTTAAAATCATCTTCAGTTACTACTTTTGTTGGCGTTGAAGGTGAAACAGAATATCCAGTCCAATTGAGTACACCAACATTTGGAGTTCCTATTGGTGGATATAGTGATACAGTATATATTGTACCTTTAACGCTATTTAAGTGGTTAGTTGCGTATGATATAAATTCATCCACTATTAATCCCGTATTATCCGTTGGTTGTATTGCTGACACTTAAATTAATTTTATCCTATTATTATATAACCTCTAATTGTTTTTGGATTAGCTATATGTGTAGTTACTGCTGCTGAATAGTTTCCATCTATACCATATACAGTCCCTTTATCTGCTTTTAAAACCAATCCAATATGGTCCATTCCACCATGGTCATTATTCATACTTCCCCATCCATATACAATTGCATCACCAACATTTGGTACATAATTTGGATTTGCTCCATCTACTTTACTAACCCATCTACTATTATCAATAGCCCATTTAACCCAAGTTGGAACGTATGCTTTATTTGGATGACCTGATATAACTGCTCCAGCTTCCTGCCACCAAGTAGTAACCGCACACGCACACCAAGCAAATCCGGTCCCACCACCTGCTCCGTTTTTTTGCATTTGAACAATTCTAGCATGCCCAGTATCACTTTCTTTGGGAATTTCTCTTACCCCATTAGCTTCATCGTTTTGTGCAATTAATACTGCTTTTAAACCAAGTGATGCGTTTGGTGGAAATGTTGGTGGTGGATATGTTTGATTAAAAGAGCCGCCATATCCACCTCCACCTATACCACCACCTGCTTTAAATCCTTGTACAAATGGTTTACCCTGGTTCCATTTAAATTCCTTAACAGTTTCTCCAGAATCAACACCACCTACATCAGATTGGTCTAAAAATGCAGCAATTTCCGCATCTATTTCTTCTTGAGTTTGTACTGGGTCTGAAGGATTTGGTGTTGGTGTTACATAAGTTGAAGTTGGTACGGTTGTGGTAGTTATTGGTTGAACTGCAGCACCATCAATTTTATTTTCAACAGGTGGTATTGTTATTCTATACTCCTCATTTTCAATTAATATAGATTCACATTTATTTATTTCATCTTCAAAAGTAGATGCCTCAACAAGTCTATTCTGTGTTACAGCTGTATTATAATTTGTAGTTGCCCTTTCTAATTGCTCTTGTACTTCCGCTCTCCTTTCATTACTTAATTCAAAGTTAGGTTCTGTATTTGCTGAAGATTGTGGCTGTTTCCAAATTCCTACATCGGTGATAGTGTTTTGAGTAACCTGTATATTACTTGTACTACCTGGTGCTGGTTGTATTGGTATTGGAGCCGTTGCCATAACCGCACCAGCCCAATATGCTTTAACTCCCTCACCCATCTCACCTACTAAATCGTATGGTTGTGATGCGGTTAATCCTTTTTGTAATGCGGATTTAAAAAAGATTTTCATCATTTCAACATTACCAGAAACCAATGGAATTGAATGAGTTCTATCAAAACCACGTTTAACTGCAGCATCATATTCCTTTGCATAGGATTCAGCAACAACATCTATATCCGAAATTCCTTCAGGACTATTTGCTACTCTTAAAATATTTTGTTTGAAAGTTTCCCAAGACATTATTTAAATATTTTATTGAGATGTAGCTTCATCTATTACTTTCTTCTGATACGCAAGTAGTTCAGCTTTAGTTGCACTACGACTTTCAGGTCCTTTAAATGAAACAGGTCCATCATTTAATCTAGATTCCATATAAAAGTTTGGCAGGTTAGCCAATAAGTATATTTTATAACCTTTATATTCTTCTACAAAATTAGCTCTAGGGTCTACTGGTGGTTTAGGTGGTGGTGGTGTTATTGGTGCAGCTTGTGCGAATTCAAACTTCTTTTCTTCTTTTTGAAATGCTTTTGGTTCGGGTGGGGTTTTTGGTTTAAACTTTTTAAGTTCTTTAAATGCTGACTTTTTTGGAAATTTTGGTAAATCCGGAATACCTAAAGAATCTTTAAGGCCTTTTAACAATGCGGCCGCATCTCCCTTTAAATCTGAAAAAGCTGATGCTAATTTTCCAGCTGCTGCCTTAGCTTGGCCTTCTGCTGCGTTTGCTGCACCTTTTGCTGCTGCTTTTCCCGCTTCAGCCGCTTTACCAGCTTCAGCTCTTTTTTCTGTATTATCTATCATTATGCCGTTTGATTTAATTTACTAAGTATATCATTTAATTTTGAATGTATTTTACCAAATTCAGGTTTATTTTTAGGTCCTATTGCGCTTGGACCGGATGGTGTTAGAAATTGCATATCGCCTATTGCCTGTATTAACTCACTTAATATTTCCACTAACTTTTGCCCCTTAACCAACGGTTCTAAATCTTTACTACCTAAGAAAACAGAACCATTTCCAGCAAATATTTGAAAATCTCTATTGTTTGTTATAAAACTTATATTATCATTTACACTAACATTCATACCAAGTCTTGTATCAATAGAAAACTGCCCATCTGATATAAACCCAACATTGCCTTTTGAATAAAACATCATTTCTGCATTTTTAGCAGATAATATAATTCTACCAGAGTTTATTAATGCTTGGTCACCTTTAAGAGTTTCAGGATATGGTTTAAACGATTTTGGTAGTGTTTGAAAATCGGTAGTACCTTTATCATTTATTGTACCGGGAATAAAAGGTAATACATATTCACCGGAACTTAATACTATCGATGAACCATCTCTATTAATATCTTCAATTATACTACCGGATGCTGCTGGACTTATTTGAGTTAATGGTGATTCATTATTTCTAATGATTGTAGTAGGTGCGAATGATTTGGCTGGATTGTTATATGCTGAAAATCTAATGCTTTGCCCAAATCGAGATTCAATAAGAGTATCTCCTTCATTTAGCGATAATCTATGTATGTTTGAAGCTTTGTAATATGCACCATATCCATCACGATTTATGGAATCTAATGTATCGGAATTACTTCTTGCGATTCGCGTATTTTCTGTTCTTTCATATCTTTGAATTTTATCAGAGTTGTTTCCTGTTTGAGGATTATTTGCAGTAGTGATATTACCAAATTTCTTTGAAATAGTATCAAACGCTCCACTTATATTTTTATTACCAGCTACATCACCAGATATTCTTTTATACAAAAGCCTAACACCAGATTTTTCAATAGAAACATATTCATTAATTACAGGTAAATCTATAAAGTTTTTTTCAAATGGATGTGCAACTGGTAATTCAGTATCTTTCATAGTTGCGGATGGGTGAAGTGGGTCTAGCATTCTAAATGTTATTCCACCAATATCACCAGCATCTTTATATTTAGGATGTGTATTATCCAATATAACACTATAAACAACAGCTTGATTAGATGTAACTCCTTGCTGTCCTTGTTGGGTGTTGGATTTAAATCTAGTCATCTTACTTCATTTTTTGTTTTAAATCTTCCAATTCAAATTCCAAATCATCAACTCTTTCAACTTGCTCTTTAGTATCTTCCAATTCTTTAAGTAATTGATTCTTTTCAAATTCAGTTAAGAAACCATCCTGTCCTTCGGTTTTCTTTTCAGATGCTATAATCTTAGTTGCTATTGTTGCTAACTTAACCAATTGGTCATCGTTCTTTACCGAACTATCAATTAGTGAAGATAATATAGGTCCTACACTTGCCACATCCCCAGCATGCTTAATCATCTTTTTAAGTTCTTCTATTAAAGCTGATATTTTTGCTTTTTTGGATAATTGGTTGTTATATATATCCTCAAATAGAGAACTTAGATTCTTTCCTTTAAATAATTCGAATTCTGTTGACATATTAATATATTTACATTTTGTATGTATATAAATATGGTTCTATTAAAATGTTGAAATTAAACTGGGATTACTTCAATTGTAATCTTAGGTTGGTATCCTTCAGGCAATTGTTTATTGATACCTTTGAATTCATTTACTTTGTTCTTAAAGTATGTTATTTGTAATACCTTATCGGTTAAGTTCATTACAGTTTGAGATGATGTAGACATTTCTTTTGTATCTCTTTTCATATTCAATTGGGGTTTGGTTGGAAAGTATTCCTTTCTCATAGCTTGTGCTATTTGTTTCCAATCTTCCACTTTATCAACCGATTTCTCAGCAGATATCTTTCTCATTTTTGAACTTAAATATTTCTCACCATGCGTATATCCAGCATCGGTAAACATGTGTCCGTGATTTGTACGAACAACAGGTGATTCGGAGTTTTGAAGTTTAACATCAGGCTTATGCTTAGATGTGGTTTCAATACTAACCATGTGTTTTGGGGATGATACAAATGTATGACCTTTCAAAGATAATCCACTCTTACCCTTATATTGTAATGCTGCTTTTACCGCTTTCATTAGAGTAGGTTGCTTGATGATATTTCTCATCTTATCACCATCAGGTCCTGGCTTTCCAGCTTTTTTTACAAGCTTTGCTTCAGCTTCATCATGTCCAACTAATAATGCGGAGTTTACAACACCGATTCCGTTTTCATTTAAACCCTCACTCCAATCGGTTATTAAATCATGCAGATATGCAACTTCTACACCATCAATGATAGTATGTACAATTTCTAAAGAAGGATTATAAGCTCTATCTCTATTTTTAGCTAAGATAAATTTATCATTTATTTCTTTAGAAACAATAATGCACTCTGAAAGTTTCATTTTGTTATTGGATGTATGCGTTCAATTCGTATGAGTTTCTCATACCATAAACCTGAATCTGAAGTTTCTTTCTTTGAACCTTACCATCTTTAGATAATTCAATACTAAATTTATTAGTCTTGCCTTCCGATGGTTTTCTAGGACCCATTCCTATTTGTCTGAAAGAATCATCATCATTTATTTCGTATCCTTTTTTCTCTGCGTATTCTTTAGCTGCGTTGATAGCTGATGTGTATGATTTGTGATATACTTCGTAATCCGATTTTGCTTCCGTTACCGATTCTTTTACAAATTTACCATCTTTATCGGCTACATAATAAGCAACCATATTATATGAACCACCTCTTTCCTTTTCAAGTTTTTCTACTGCTTTCTTAGCATCTTTATATGATGAATAAGAATCCTTAAAAACTCCCGTACCTTGTCCTCTACCTTTATTATATCCTACATGATACAATCCTTCACTTACTGATTCTTCTTTATTTATTTCTTTACCGGCTTTAACTGCATCTTTGTGTGCATCGGAATTACCATGTGCAGGTTTTTCACCTCTAGCTCTTTTAGCTCTAATGTTTGCCCATAAACCCGGCTTTTCTTCGTTTAATAAATCTTTTAGCTTTATCATATTAAAACGCTTTATTTAATTCTTTTGCCGCATCATCTCCGTATTTTGATTTGAATTTATCTGTCAAATCTTTTAGGATACTACTTCTATATTTAGAAACTTCGGATGGCATAGAACCTTCGATATCATGTATTGTTTCAATTGCTTGTAATAATTTAAGAGCCTTTGTATTATTTAAAAATGTTGCCAATTCGATTACAGCACCAGTATGGTCGTTTCTATCAGTCAATTTAGCTACCTTTTCTATAATTTGCGTAGTATCCTTTACTTCGTTTACTTTAGGTTTTCCGGTTACAATACCCATTAATTTTATCA